GGCATGAGCGCCAAAAGCACTAGCAGTATTTTGTAGGTAGTCACCTATTGACTCAAGAATAGTTGCCATTAGTTCCTATGCCCTTTCTCGATAATATCCATAATTCTACCCTTAATGTTTTCTTGGATTGTGGACATGGCTTCCATGACTGGTTGTTCAAGATATTTAGCCTGTGTCGGTGGATTGTGATAATTACCTATAATCTCATGAACAAAAAAAGCGTAAGGCGCGGCGGGACCGCCATAGAAAATATCTACAAAGTAACCTTGATTTCCCATTTGTGGAGCAGATACGCCACCTGAACCTCGAAGAATTCCTGTATCAACTGGGACTAAAATCTGTGATTTAGCAAAAATAACATTAGCCTCTTCATAGATTGCTTGGGCTATTGCTTGAGGGGTTTGTTGTTTACCAGCCTTGAGAGCATTGATTAACTCTTTGTCACCAGTCAAGTCTAGTCTAAAAGACGACTTTGCCATGTCTACCGTCCGAATCTGATGACGGTGTGATGCGCTCCGTTTTCGTCTGAGATGTTGTCTACTCCGTTTATTGTAAAGGTGTCCGCCCCTACGACCATCCTATGTGCCAGCGTAATTGTGGTCGCTGGACCATTAGTGATGAATCGTCCAATATCAACAATTTCTTGACCTTGAACATCTTTAGATTTAACTGTCTCGTAAATTAAACGACCCGTAACGGTTGTATTTCCACTAAAGGTTGGTTTGTTGTATTTATCTACCGATGCTCTTGCAGTAAAAACTACTGAGTCTGTGAAGAACTCTGTGACCTTGGTATAGATAGCGCTTGCCATAATTGCGCCTATTCAACTATACGATGGTCGTAAACATTATTTGGATTGTCGTGAATTCCTAAATAGGCATCGGTGTTGTAATCATCAACAATTCTGTCGTTTGTAGATTTGAGGGCTTGAGCATTAGCGAATGGACGAGGCGGGGTCTTTCGCATACCTCTTGCTAAAAATGAATTGGCTAGTTCTTTGTACTGTTGAGCCTTGGCTGTGTAAGATTCAGATACGGAAATATCTCCAACGCTCTTTGAGGTTGAATCTGAAAGACGGACAAAACGCGACACTAGAGTTTCACATGCCGCCCTTGAAATCTCGTAAACATTACCGCCCCACTCAGTAATTAAATAATCCAATTCCTCATCTGTAAATAGAACATCGCCTGAGTCCACATCATTGATAAGAAAGCGCACCTTATTACGAGTGCTAGTAGTTGGGTCACCTGAGTAGGTAAAAGTCATTACATTCCACCAAGCATAAAAGAGGTAACATAAGAAAAGTTCTCGCTCACGGTTGCTGGCGCAATGTCTGAAGTTAGGGCAATAGTTCCTGTTGAGGTAGGGAGCGTCAATGTACCTGAATTAACAATGGTAGAAATTACAGGCGAGGTTAAAGTTTTGTTAGTAAGTGTTTGAGTCGCGGTTGCCAAAACCACGGTTCCAGTTGCGTCAGGAATTGTTACTACTCTATCAGCGGTAGGGTCTATAACTGTTAATGTCGTCTCATTACCATCAGGGGTTGAACCTTCAAAGACAATACTTACTAGGTTGGTCTGACCAACAAAAGAATCAAGAAGAGTATCGACATCCGATGCCAAGTTCTGAATATCGGTATGAACGGCAGGGTTGTCTCCCGCTTGGGGAAACCGCAAACCTTTAGTTGTTGTACCTGCCATAATTTACTCCTTACTCAATGGGTGCTTCTACCCAAGATAAACTTTCTTCATTCCAAAAGTATCTCTTATTATCGGGAGGATAAGGGAGAGGCGCTTCCCAACGGCGAGTGCTTTCGTTCAATAGCCAAGATGGATAAGGCTGAGGCGGAATAAAATTATTTCCGTTGTAACTCCAACCTATACCGCCATCCGTAAGTTCTACATAACTATCTTTATCGGGTAGTGAATTGATAAAATTGTCATCTGCGATAATTACATTTACAACCAAATTATTTCCATCTAATACAGCAAAAGTTTTCATGCTGTGTACCTCAAAATAACCATACCAGCCTTGCCATTTCCTCCAGGACCACAACCTGGACCAGCCTGATAACCGCCAGCACCTCCGCCACAACCAATAGCAGATGCCGCACCACCTGATGAAGAGTTGCCACTTCCGTTGCCCGCTCCAGTACCACCACTTCCACCACCAACATTTTCTCCACCACCACCACCGCCTGAACAAATTACTGTCATTCCACTAAAACTTAGTGGAAAATTTGCTGAGGTTAAATTGCCATCAATAGTTGATAATGATTTACCTGCGCCACCATTACCAGCATTACCGCTAGGACCAGTACCTACCGCAGTTGCACCACCACCGCCGCCGCCAGCATTACCAGTACCGCCACCACCTGCGAATGTGTTGGAGCCAACAGCCGCGCCCCCAACATGACCATTTTGTCCGCCACCACCGCCCGAGCCACCACTCAAGCCTTCAACATAAGCAGAACCGCCACCACCTCCGCCATTCGCAGTTATTGTTGATGTTCCTGCGAACGAACTATTGCCACCTCTTGTGCCTCCATTACCGCCAGCGCCTCCAGTACCTTGCGCTCCAACAATTACATTATGGTCTGAACTTAAGGTTTGTGTTTGGAAAAAAGAAGAACCTTCAATAGCACCACCGCCACCACCGCCGCCGTGGAATGAACCACCACCTCCGCCACCACCGACAACTAAAATATCAACACTTTTAGTGTCTCCCATTGAAAAAGTGCCACTAGATGTAAATATGTGATATTTGTATCCCCCCGCAGTTACTATTTCATTTCCGCCAGTAGGAGGACCTGTTCGACCTTGATTTCTACCAAATCCCCTAGCGGAACCTCCCGCTAGGCTACCCAAAATAGGCATATATCTTCTCCTTCAATTCTTTAGATTATGCGAATTTTTGTTGTGTTTCCAAGACGGTAAATGTAGCAGAAGCAGTCTTAATAATGGTGAATGAATAAGCATCAATAGCCGAGGCGTTTCCAGCAGAAATCGTAGCGGGTACTTTTGGAGTTACAGTATTTCCATCAATTTGAATCACATTGGGATAGTAAGCAGTTGCTCCATTGGTATTGAGCCAAACAAGAGTAATTGCATCTCCAACTGCTAGAGCGGTATTGAGGGAGACACCTGAACTGTATCTAAAGTTAAGAGTATGGTTTGCTGATGCGTTTGAGGTGTAGTACCAAATTGAAGCAGTATCTACATCAAAGTTAATTGTTCCAGTCGCCGCAGAAGCGACAACATTGACATCTTCTTCAAGACCCTTAATAACTGTATCTTTAAGTGTCCCTCCCGTAACAGCAGGTGAAGTTAAAGTCTTATTTGTAAGAGTTTCTGAGCCAGCCAACGAAGCAATATCAGCATCAGATACAGCAGTATTTAACTCAGCGAGTGTGGCTGTAACTGTGTTTGTAGCAAGACTGATTGACTTATTCGTGAGCGTTGTAGTAGAGGAAGCGGTAACAGTAATATCTGAAGTTAGCGCTATCGTTCCAGTAGTTGTTGGAAGAGTTAAAGTTCCCGTATTTGAAATTGATGAAATTATTGGTGTTGTTAAAGTTTTGTTGGTAAGGGTATCTGTTGAAGAAGTGGTAACAACATTAACGCCTTCAATAGTTACCACACCAGCAGAAGCGCGAGCAAGAGTTGTATCTGTTGCGTGACCTAGTTCAACGCTTCCTACGCCGATAGCAGTAGAAGTTGAGGCAGTAATTCCGCTAACTGGTAATCCAGTTGCGTTGGTAAGAGTTCCTGACGCTGGAGTTCCAAGTGCGCCACCTGAAACAAGGATGGCGTTACCTTCAATAGATACAACACCACTAGAAACACGGGCAAGAGTAGTATCACTTGCGTGACCTAACTCAATCGCAGTTGCGCTTGCTGTTCCAAGGGTCGGTGTAGTAAAGGTAGGGCTAGTAGTAAAAGCAAGAACGCCTGTTCCTGATTCATCACTAATAAGAGCGGCTATATCTGAGGATGTACCACCTTGGATATTAGTTATAGGTACTTTACCGTTGGTTGTTATTGCCATATTATGCTATCTCGCTTCCAAACGCATTGAATGAAAAACTTGATGATGACGCATAAACCGTTACTATATCTGAGGCATCAATAGTGATACCTAGGGTGTAAGCGGTAACTGAGTTTGCTGGA